TATGATATCAGTGCTTTGATATGTGGTGCGTTTTCCCTTAACCATTCAAAAGTTTTACCTAAGAACCAACTCTCTATATTTGAACCATACCCATCAAATACAAATACTCTAACTAATTCTAAAACTTCCGTTCTATCTAACATATCAGTTATGGATTGCCCACTCAATCTTCCGATTGGGTCTCCATAACACGCAACACCAATAAGCTTTTCTGAAGTATTAAAGAATTGATGTGAATCATCTTCAACATATAAACCAATAGCGTAAGATACCTTAGTCCATAAATGAGAATAATGATTCTTTATCACTATATCTTTTGCTACGGATTTGGAAATTTTTCTTACTGATAATTTTGATGTATCACAATAATTCTTTCCTACTTCCTTCATTACTGATATTTATCGAAATCACCTACTAACAAATGTGTCCAAGTTTCATTCCTAACAATTCTACGAATATTAGCAGGAGAAACACCATTGTTTCTAGCCAACACTCTTATATTTCTATGGCCTATTTTCCATAGTTTTCTGATGTTGTTTACCTGCTCTTCAGTCAGTTTATGTGCCGGATGTGATTCACCTCTTAATACCATCCTATATCTCTTCATCAAATGGAATTTCTAATTGACCATTATCTGATAGATATTTGGATACATTTGGTGGTGAGTAGTTAGGGCCCTTGAGTACCTTACCATCTTCACGATATAAGGGTTTACCATCTGAGCCCAGTTTACTCATATTCGAACGATGTACCTCATCAAAGATATCTTCGATTACATCTTGCATTCCATGTGATATCATAGTACCCAATAGGATATATAATTGGTCTGCAAGAGCATCTGCTACCTCAATTAGGTCTCCATCTTTACACGCATCAAAATATTCTATCAATTCTTCTTTACCTAACTTATACCTCAGTACATAATCATCTTCTGAGATTAGGGTAGGTTTAAAGTTTCTCGTAGAATTATACGCTCTTTGGAATTCCAATAATTGTTCTAATTGCTTCTTCATAACTACTAATATACGAATAATTTTTTAATTATCCAAATTTATTTTACTGCGTTTATATAGGTATCTTTTGTTTGTACTCCTACAAATCGTTTTACTTCAGAATCACCATTTACCAACACAACTGTTGGGATATTTCGAACATTGAACTTTTGTGCTAACTCATACTCAGAATCTACATCTACTTTCTGAACAGGAACTTCTGATGATACCTGGTTCATAATCGGACCTAACGTTCTACACGGCCCGCACCAACTTGCTGAAAAATACAAATACTTCATTTTTTACCTTTTGTTAAACATTTTACACATATTTTAGATAGTGTTAAACCTAATGGTATTTCATCACCACACAGTTCACACTTTTTACAAAACTTTTTTTTATCCATCACAACTAATACAATCCGGGTCCATTGCCTGTTGTGCAATATCACCCCTTAGTACTGATTCAGTTCTTGTATAATATAAAGTTTTTACACCCTGTTTCCAAGCTTCCATATGGACTTGGTTTAACCACTTAGGTGTTGCAACAGATGGGAACGCAAGATTAAGGGATACCGATTGGTCGATATATTGTTGTCTTACACCAGCCTGTCTTACTAATTCTAACTGATTGATTTCTTTGAATGTTTTAAATACATCTTTTACTTTATCAACCTCTTTACCTTCTGCACAATCAGATACATTTATAATTCTACCATCACAATATACCCAATTATCTAATTCATCAATACCTTGAATAGAACCACCATCAGATAAAATCTTATCCCATGTATCTTTATTATTGATACCTACTTTTCTAAGTACTTTTTCTAACTCTCTGTTCTTACGGATGAATGTACCTTTAGCAGTTTGTTCTGTAAACACATTGGCTGCCCAAGGTTCAATACCTGGTGATACATTACCTGCCAACTTCGAATTAGATACTGTTGGTGCTACTGCTCTAAGGTGAGTGTTTCTCATACCTGTACCAACACACCAAAGAGGTTCACCATATTCAGATGCCATATCTCTACTCGCCCTTTCACTCTCAATCTTTAATTGTGAAAATATTCTACGAGTTTCAAACTGAGCTGGAAGTGAATCAAATGGAATACCTTTTTGTTGTAAGTATGTATGCCATCCTAATACACCCAATCCCAATGCTCTACCTTTTTCAGCAGAACGAACCGAATTCTCAAATCCTCTCATATTCTTAGCTCTTTGGAGAAACTCTTCTAATACTCCATCCAAAAACCAAGTTGCGGTATAAATCAAATCAGTATGTTTCCACTCATCGTACTTAGATAAATTCAATGATGATAAACAACAAACAAATGAGTGAGATTCATCAGTATGTAGGGTAATTTCACTACAAATGTTAGTCATAAAAACTTTTAGTGAATTTTGTTTGTATGCTTCGGGATTTGCTTTGTTTACGTTACCCTTATACATAATATAAGGTTCACCAGTTGCTTTTCTCTTCTGAAGTACCTTACCCCATCGTCTACGTGCTTCATCATTACCATCTTCCAACTTTCTCATAAACTTATCACCTACCACCACACATTGGTGTAGATTAAGACACTGTCGGTTTACATCACCTTTAGGTTCTCTGATTTCAATCCACTCATCGAAATCATCATGTTCAATGTTTAAGTTTACTGATGCTGCCCCTCTTCGTACACTACCTTGATTTGTTGCAAGAATTGTTGAATCATAAATCTTAGTAAATGGAACTACACCATCTGATGTACCATTTTGTGTAATTTTACTTCCCGCTGGTCTGATTTGGTTGATACCAATACCAACCCCACCACCATGTTTGGCAAGTAGCATCATCTCAAGGTTTTTTGTACCAATATCTTGAATGGAATCTGCTACATCGATTCCAAAACAACTAATGGGTAATCCTCTATCAGTACCAGTATTTGATAATACAGGTGTTGCTAGATTTAACCAACCTCTCCAAATGTAATCAAAGAATTTTGATGCCATTTGTGGTTTACCTAATCTACGAGCAACTGATGTTGATACTCTCCAATATGCATCCTTTGGAGTTTCACCTGCCAATAGATAACCTTTTGAGATTGTTTTTACATATATTTCCGTATTGGCCCAATCAGGAAAATCTACTCCTAATTCCCAACCTAATTCTTCTCCAAAATTTTTCATAACTTTTTACCAAATATCGTTAAAATCTTCACCTTCATTCGCTTTAGAGTAATCCGTTGGTCTTACTGCAAAGAAATCGGTATGTGTTGTTCCTCCTGTTAAGTGATAGAACCAATCTAAATTAGATGCCTTCTTATCATTGTATTCAAAGTGAAAATCTCCACCTGAGATTGCATTATATCCCAACTCGCCCAACTGTTCATTACCTCTCTTTGAGATAAACTCTTTTAGGTCTTTTGATTTTAGATTTTCTAAATCACCCATCTCAAACATCTTATCAATAAAGTTATGTTCCATCTCTACCATATATTGAGCTGCTTTGATAACATCATCTTTTACTTCTTCTAATAATTCAGGATATTCATCACACATATGTCTGAATAACTGACATCCCATCTTAGAATGTAGTGATTCATCTCTTACACTCCATTTCATTTGTTGTCCGATGCCTTTCAATAAGTTTCTCATTTGGAATGAGTAAAGAACTGCAAATGATGAGTACAATGATACTCCCTCTGCAAATGCTGAGAAGATTGCAAGTGAGCGAGCAACTTCTTTTCGTGCGATTGGATTGGATTCTAAATCCTCATATGTCCAATCCGCAGATGTTGAAGTTAGGAACTCAAACTTTTCTGCGATTGCAGGTTCATGTAAGAACGCTTCGAAATCTTCTAAACCCAATGTTTCGTTAAGATAAGAATATGCGGTTGCGTGGATTGTTTCTTGAGAACCGAACATCATAGCCATTTGTTTAATTTCGTGCTTTGGAAACCACTTAGTTACCATAGTTGTCCAATAATCAGATACAGCACATTCAGTTTGAGCAAATCCTAATAGGATATTACCAACTAAGTTTTTTTCTGATTCGTTTAGATTCTCATTCCAATCCTTTACATCTCCTTGCATTGGAATCTCAGTATGTAACCAAAAGGCTTGTGCTTGTTTGAGCCAACCTTCAGTATAATATACTGGATATTCGAATGGTTTGAAGGGTATTCTTTCCGCAAATATTCCCATTATATTTTTCCTTAATTATTTCGTTAAACTTTAATTGAGTGATTATAAATACTGACTAAACATCAATATCACCCTTCATTTCATTATATTTTTGTAACAAATTCTTTCTTACTAAACTCTCCCCCTTTGACATATCATTTGTGGTCTTTTTACCATCAATGGAATCATCGGAATATATGTTAATTCTACCATTACTCATATTAGCCTTAGATGGTAGAGTCATTCCATCTGGCCCAAATCTATTTTTGATAACGTGCCAACGGCCTGTACCTGCTAATTTATCTTCAATCTTTCTACTTAGAGAAACCACAAAATCTGCTGTCATCAATTTAGAAAATGAACCCGCAATAGAAGTACCTGTAATCACATCATCGTTAGCACCACTACGATTGATTTGGGATGCTGTGTATAGTGGACATTCATATTCACCAGCAATACCCCTCAAACCCTCTACAATCTCTTCTAACTCTTCGTGTCGTTCTTTTCTACTATTACCTTTTAACAAATCAGCGTAATCCACAATAATCACATCAGGATTCTTACCTTGTAACTTTAATTTATCTAAGGATGCTCTCATTGCGTTTAATCCTGCAGATTTAGTAGGCCAATATTTCAAAATAAGTTCACCTTTTAGGTTATTAACTTGATTTGAAACATCTTCTATATTGTATTTTAGATTTGGAACTGCAGTACCTGTTAGAACTGCATCATATCTTTGACCAACATAACCTTCATTCAACTCCAATGTATAGTGAACTACCGTCTTACCTAATTTAGCAGCTGCCATACCCACATTTACTAATGCCCAAGATTTACCAATTCCTGGAGGTGCTGCAAACATTATCAACTCACCTTTACCAAAACCACCATCTGCTAATTCATCAATTACATCCCATCCAGTTGGAATCACATCTCTAATAGTAGATTCATATCGTTCTTTAATCTGTAATTTGTATTCATGTCCAATATCAGTATCCTGTCCGGCTTTCATTGCATCATCAATTTTTGATTTAATGATATCAAACTTACCTTCTTCTAATAATCCAACTGATTCTAATATTGCGTTCTTAAAGGTTTGGTTTTTACAGAACTCTAAAGTTTTCTCTTTTACATAATCCAAATCATCAGATTCTAATCCATTCCAAACCTGCTTTAGATTATCTACAATGGATTGTTTGAGAACATCTCTCTCAATCTTAGATACCTCTACTTTAAATACATCTAATGTTGGTAACTCACCATAACCATCAAAGTGGGAAAGAATCTTCTTTACAATCCACTCATTTGATTCAGAATCAAAATATTCCGGTTTGATAATATCATACACCATCTGAAGAAATATTCTATCAGAGATTAGCGCTGAAATTATCTTAATCTGAAATGATGTTCCAAACTTATTTCCAAACTTATCCATAGGATACAAATATACAAATAAAATCTTAAATAAACAAACTTATTTTCTAGTTTGTTTCGAATACTTATCTAAATCACTCCAAGTGTTCACCAACCACGTTTCTACATTTTTAAATGCGGTGTACAACTTATCAATCATAAACTCTTTTTTAAATTGAAATGAATTCAATCCGTTTATAGGGGAATCTATGATATTTCTTACGTTAGATGTGATTGCAGAACCCATAATTGGATTAGATAACTGCATTAAATCATAATTTAACTGAAGAACATCTTTATTTTCTAAAATTTTGTTCTTTAGTTTTTCATCATCCATTTGTGATACCTTTTCAAATAAGGTATCTAATGTTAAATCATCTGATTGTAAAAAATCTAATTTATTAATCAACGTTTTAGGCCCTATACCTTTTACGCCAGGAATATTATCAGATTTATCACCATCGAATATACGATAGTATACTAAGTTATGTGATGGTACACCATATAACTCCTTTACATCATCTTTGTTCATCATCTTCTTTTTAGTTGGTAGATATACTGAAATTCTATCATCTACCAATTGTAGAAAATCTTTATCAGATGATACTATCAAAACTTCTTTCTTAAAGATGTGTCTGGCAGCATAAGCCATAACATCATCAGCTTCAATGTGGTCGATATAACATAAATCAACAGGTAAGAAATCTAAATACTTTATTAAAGTGTTAAAGTTACGTTTCATAGATTCCGCCTGGTCCTCTAAATCTTCGTAACCAACCAATCTATTCACTTTAGTAAGACCCGTTCTACCCTCTTTATACCCTTTCCACATTTTCTTTCTACGATGAGAACCACCCTTACCATCAAACACTACCAAAACTCTCGTTGGTTTGTTATTTCGGATAAGAGCGCCGAGGGATAACAGGAATCCTGTTACCCCACCAACGTGCTCTCCATCATCATTCAAAGTAGGAACTGCTCCAAACACTCTGATGAACATATTCAATCCATCTACAATCATAACTTTATCGTTTACATCACCTTTAGATGTATTAGATAAGTTAGTTAACATTTCTTTGTAATTAGATTTCGTGCGTATCATCAAATTCGGTTGTATCTGTGTTTGCTGATTCGGATGCTTCTTTATATCCTAAAATATATGCATCACAGATTTGTTTATACATTTGTTCCTTTACTTCAGGTCGTTCTTCCAATATATCGGCAAACCCTTTTGCTTGAAACTTAATAACTTCACCAGTTTCTTCATCAGTTCATGTGTACCATGCACCACTTACAGTTACCAACTTATATGTTTTCATAGTGTTTAACCACGAACCATATCTATCGATACCTCTATCAAAGTAAATTTCAAAATCAACTGCTCTTAGTGGTGGTCCCATTCGGTTCTTAATGACCTGAACTCTAGTCTTAATACCAACAGTCTGGTCAACACCCCCAACTTTAGAATTGAGTTTACCCATTTGTTTCATTCTCAATCTACAAGATGCGTGGAA